GACGACCCTTCTGCATATTTTCAGACTGCTATTTGGACTGGTAATGGTGGTTCAGACAGAGCAATAGTTAACGATGGTAATAGTGATATGCAGCCAGACTGGGTTTGGTATAAAAGCAGAAGCCATGCTACAAGTAATATTTTATATGATAGTTCAAGAGGTGCTGATTATTACTTAAAATCAAACACTGATGGAGCAGAAGGTTCTGATGCAAATATGTTTGAATCTTTTGATTCAGATGGTTTTTCATTAAATGCAGATTCAGATGGTAATGCTAGTGGAAGAACTTATGTCGGATGGCAATGGAAAGCCAATGGTGGTACGACAACCTCAGTTTCAGCATCAGGTACAGGAAGTGGGTGTGTAAATGCTTGTACTCATCAAGCTAATACTACAGCAGGATTTAGCATTATTACTTACACAGGCAGAGATGACCAATTAAATAATGGACAAGAATCAAAATTAACTCATGGATTGGGTGTAGCACCAACATTTACTATTATGAAAAGAAGGGATGCTACTGCTGATTGGTATGTAATGGGTAAAAATGTTACTACATCAAGTGCTTATAGCACTAATGAATATTTAAGTATAAATGATACAGATGCTATTAACGGAAATAGTTACACAGGCGATACCGCTCCTGATGCTACTCATATATTTTTAGGTAATGAATTTGTAAATATTGCAAGTGCAACTTATGTCTGTTACGCCTTCGCAGAAAAACAAGGCTACAGCAAGTTTGGCAAGTATGTCGGTGGGGGTAGTGGTGTTCGACCATTTATCTATACAGGATTTAAACCTGCTTGGGTTATGATTAGAAATACAAGCCAAGCATCAAACTGGGAAATGTTTGACCATAAGAGAAACCCATCAAATGTTGCTAATTTAAAATTAGGTGCTAATTTAGCAGTTGCAGAAAATGGCTCAGATTTAGGCAATACATCTCAAAACAATATAGATATATTGTCTAACGGATTTAAACTGAGAACAAGTAGTACTGATACAAATGTTAGCGGTAATACATACATCTACATGGCATTTGCAGAACATCCATTCGTAACATCAACAGGAGTACCAGCAACTGCTAGGTAAATTAATTAAAAAGAGGTAATATAGAATTATGTGGGCATCAGTAGATACAGACAATAACGTAACCAAGGTTTATAACAGACCAACAGCCATTACTTATGGGGATGTAAACTACCCTTCAAACGTAATGTCTTCTTGGACTAACGACGAACTAGCAACAATAGAGGTTTACCCAGTTGTAACCGATAATAGTAATTATGAAGACCCTAGTTACTATATTAATACCAACGAAACTTTTACCTATTACGATAGCGTAAGCGTAGGCGGAGTTACTTATACAAATACAGTCGTAGGAGCTTACGGAACAGCGACTCCTCAGTCTTTAAACGATACAACAAATCCTGACGGTACAGTTACTCCAGGTTTAAAATCAAACGCTATTACAACTCAAAATAACCAAGCTTATGGTTTATTACAACCTAGCGATTGGTATGTGGTACGCAAGTCTGAAAACGGAACAGCAATACCTACTGATTGGGATAATTGGAGGGAGTCTATTAGAACGACTTACCAAAGCCAAGTAACGATGATTAACGCTTGTACTACAGTACCTCAGCTACAGGCTTTGTATGTATATAACGATGCTGACCCACCAGTCAGACCGTTACCTGAGTTCCCACCTTCACCTGATCAATCATAATGTTGCTTATAATTACACAGTTATCTATAGCTGTTTTTGTAATTGTAGGAACTGTTATTTTATTAATAAAGGATGATAATCATCCACTTTAAAGGGAGAAAAATATGTTAGATATGTTATTAAAAATAATCCAGTTAGCACCTTGGGTTATTTCAGGAGCGTCTTTAGTTTGTGCCTTAACCCCAACACCAAAAGACGATCAAATGCTTGGTAAAGTTTATAAATTGATTGATTGGTGTGCAATCAACGTAGGTAAAGCAAAAGAAAAATAACTCATGACCACTACAAAAGAAGCATTAATTAAATTAGAAGCACATGAAAGAGAATGTGCTATTCGTTACGAATACATAGAAAAACGTCTTGACGAAGGTTCTGCTAAGTTTAAAAGACTAGAACTGATTCTATGGGGTTTGTATGGTTTAATTGCTGCTTCTTTAGGTGTGGATAAACTATTGTAGGAGAGTTAGATGCCTTTACAAAAGTTCCTTTTTAAACCTGGAATCAATAAAGAAGGAACAGCTTATTCAAACGAAGGTGGTTGGTTCGATTCTAATTTAGTTCGTTTCAGAAAAGGTCTTCCCGAAAAAATTGGAGGATGGGCTAAAGCGAGTGCGAATTCTTTTAAATCAACAGGCAGAGCTTTACACGCTTGGGTTAATCTAACGGGAACTAAACTTATTGGACTCGGAACTACTTGGAAATACTACGTATTAGACGGAGATGGTTATTATGATGTAACCCCATTACGTTCAACTACAGGAGCTAATGAAATTTCTTTTGCGGCAACCAACGGCAATGCAATTATTACAGCAACAGATACAGCTCACGGAGCTGCTGTTGATGACTTTGTAACTTTTTCGGGTGCTGTTTCTTTAGGCGGAACTATAACTGCTACTGTTTTAAATCAAGAGTATCAAATAACATCAACACCAACCGTAGATACGTACACGTTTACCGCAACAACCACAGCTAATCCAAGTGATACTGGAAATGGTCAAGGAACTGTTATAGGTAAATACCAGCTTACTGTAGGTCTTGATGTTTACGTACAATCCACAGGGTGGGGAGCAGGACTATGGGGAGCAGGAACTTTCGGATCCACGACAGCGTTAACATTCAATAACCAATTAAGATTGTGGTCTCATGATAATTTCGGAGAAGATTTAATTATTAACCCTCGTTTAGGAGGTGTTTTTTATTGGGACCAGTCTAACGGCTTAACGACTCGTGCTATCCCTCTTTCTGATTTATCGGGAGCCAATCTAACACCGACGGTAGCTTTACAAGTACTGGTTTCTGATATCGATCGACACGTAATTTGTTTTGGTGCCGACCCATTAAACACAGGAAGCACTGCTAGAACGGGAAGTATTGATCCTATGTTTGTTGCTTGGAGTGATCAAGAAAATGCTGCCGAATGGGAGCCTTTAGCAACTAATACTGCAGGGTCTTTTAGACTTTCAGCAGGGTCTTCTATTATTGGTGCAGTACGAGCAAAACAAGAAACCTTGGTTTGGACAGATACAGCTCTGTATTCAATGAGTTTTATTGGACAACCGTTTACTTTTGGTCTTAACTTAGTTAATGAGGGAGTAGGGTTAGTTGGTCCTAATGCTATGGTTAATACTCCTAAAGGAATTTTTTGGATGGATAAAAAAGGTTTTTATGCTTACAACGGTTCTGTTCAAGAAATACCCTGTACGGTACAGGCATACGTTTTTGGAGATATAAACGAAAGTCAAAGTTTTCAAATTTTTGGTTTTGTTAATAAAGCTTTTGACGAAGTAGGTTGGTTTTATTGTACTGAAGATTCAAACGTTATAGATAAATACGTGGTTTTTAATTACGAAGAAAATGTTTGGACTATAGGCTCTCTTTCAAGAACCTGTTGGCTAGACGAAGGAATTTTTAATGATCCAAAAGCAACGTCTTCCTCATCGGATGTCGGGTATTTATACAACCATGAAACAGGAAACGATAATGACGGCTCGGCTATGACGAATGTTTTTATCGAGTCTAGTGATTTTGATATTGATCCCGCAGGAGAAGATTTTCAATTTATAAAACGGGTTATCCCAGATATTCAATTTACGGGAACAGGTTCTACAGGGAGTGGAGGACAAACTGTAAACGTTGTTTTAAAACGGAGAAATTTTCCTGGAGAAGCGTTAACAACAGTTGTAACCAGTACGTGTGATTCAGCAACTACTAAAATAGATACACGAGTTAGAGGTAGACAAGCTGTTTTAAGAATTGAGTCTGATGATGACGGTAGTTCAGGAACTGCTCAAGGGGTGGGTTTTAGAGTAGGAGCGATGAGACTAGATTTTAGACCCGATGGTAGAAGATAATGGGAAAATTGTTACAGACCCGATTACCTACATCGATAGGCGAGATCTCTTCTGAGACGTTTAATAGACTAGTAAGAGTTTTAGAACTGAGTTTAAACACGGTTGACGTTGACGCAACATTATCAGTAAATGAAACACAACGTAATGAAAATAAATTTAACAAGGGTGATATTATATGGAATCTTTCTACTAACCAGTTACAGTTATGGACTGGTGAACAATGGGTAGATTTATATTCTGGCAACGAAAAAGGCGTTCAAGCGGTAGCACAAATAGGCAATATAACTGTAGCTACTGGTGGAGCTACCTCAATAGAAATAGGAATAAATTAAATATGAATATTAATAAATTAAGAGAAGAATTAGAGTTTGACGAAGGTTGTATATATGAAATTTATAATGATCATTTGGGTTATCCTACTTTTGGTATTGGTCACCTTGTGCTTGAAAGCGATCCCGAACACGGAGAATCTGTTGGAACCCCAGTTTCAAAGGAAAGAGTTATTGAGTGTTTTGAAAAAGACATACAATCGGTGTTTAATGATATAGAACGTAATCTCACTTGGGCGGCAGAACAACCTGAAGATATAAAACTTGTTCTTGCTAATATGTGTTTTAACTTAGGTATTACACGTTTGTTAAAGTTTAAAAAGTTTTTAGGAGCCTTAGAACTTAAACAGTATAAAACAGCTTCTGAAGAAATGATGGATAGCCGATGGGCTACACAAGTTGGTCCAAGAGCTACTCGTTTAAGAGATCGAGTATTAGAGGGGTGATATGCGAAAAAAGAAGGTAAAGAATAAGAAAGGCTTAAAACGGTTCTCTAAGCTTACTAAGAAGCCTTATTCTAGAAAAGGAAGAAATACTAAGCAGAAATAAAGAAAAGCTCTTAAAACGCATTATAGACGCTTAGAAAGGAGATTAAATATGTATGAATATAGCTGTACGGTTACTAAAGTTGTTGATGGCGACACTATTGATGTTGTCCTTGATCTTGGTTTTTCTATTCTTCACAAGTGTCGTGTACGCCTTTATGGGATTGATACACCTGAATCAAGAACCAGAGATAAAGATGAAAAAGTCAGAGGTAAACTTGCTGCAAAATTTTTAGAAGACGCTATTACTAACGGGAAGACAATAGTTTTACAATCTAAATTAAAAGATTCTAAAGGCAAATTTGGTAGAGTTTTAGGAGATATAGTCGTAGATGGACTAAACATTAACCAAGAAATGATTTTAAACTTCCTTGCAGTAAAGTATCATGGTCAAAGTAAAACAGATATTGAAACAGAACATTTAGAAAACAGAAATAAGTTAATAGAGTTGGGTAAATTTGACCCAACCAAGGTGGGTAAGTAATATGCAACAAGACGGAAGATTTAGCGGAGACATGGATAGAAATGAAGTAGAAATGGACTTAAATAAGTTCATGGCTATGGTAGAAGAAATTGGTGCGTTAAAAGATAAGATCAGATCTCTTGAGGACGAAACCAATAGAAATCCACATCAAAAGTGGATTCATTTAGCACAAGCAGTTGATTCCTGGAGAATATTTCCCAGAGCCTTTTTAAGCGTGTATATCTTTTTGCTTTATTACTGCACTATGTGGTTTATGGCGTTAGAAGAACCTAGTTTTGAGCAAAGTGGTCTTATTTCTATTATTGTAGGTGCAGGAGCTGCTTGGTTTGGGCTCTATGCAGGGACAAGTGGAGCAAGCAAAAGCTTTAAAGGTGAAGATAAGTAGTGAACAAAGAAGAACAAAGAAAGCACGATAATATGCTTGCATGGGCAACGCTTCTATTTCTTATAACACTGGTTACAGGTTTTTCAATTAATGTTAACGCCCAATCCTCGCAACAAACAGGCACAGCGTGTACTAATGGAACAGAGTTTTGTGAGAATAATAATCTTTATACCTCAAATAATACGACCACAAATAATACCAACTCCAATACAAACACGAATACCAATTCCAATACAAATGTGAACACCTCAACTGCGACAAATAATAATACAAACTCAAATACAAATTTGAACACTTCAGTAAATACAAACACAAATGCCAATACGAATGTAAATACGAACACTAATGTCAGTACAAACGCAAATACAAATGTAAATACAAATGTAAATACTTCTACAGCTAATTCAACTTCAAACAATACTAATACAAATAATAATGTTAATACCTCTACATCTAACTCAACAGTTAATTCGACTGTTAATCAGAATGTAAATAATACAAACAACAGCACTTCAAATAACACTAATCAAAATACAAATGTTAATCAGTCTACATCTCAAAGTGATGTAAAAACTGACAATAAAAATGTAAACGAAAATAACAGCAAGTCTGATAATACTAATCGAAACATTAATGAATCTAATTCAACTCAAACGATTAATCAGAATGTTAAAAGCGAAGCACCACCTGCTTCAGCTATTGCTCCAAGCATTATGAGTTATAGCCAAGACCTTTGCACAGTAGGAAGATCGGCTGCTTTTCAAGGGCAAATTTTTGGTTTTTCAGGCGGTAAAACTGTTACAGATCAAAACTGTGAAAGACTAAAATTATCTAAGTACCTTTACGATATGGGTATGAAAGTAGCCTCAGTTGCTTTGTTATGCCAAGACGAAAGAGTATTTAAAGCAATGAGAATGGCAGGTACACCATGTCCTTATGAAGGCAAGATAGGCAAAGAAGCATCGGCAGAATGGGATAAAAATAAATCTAAAAGACCTGATGTAAAAGATGCAGAAGAAGAATATATTAAACAATGTACATATGAATCTAATCCAAACAGAGATAAGATTAATAAAGATATTGTTGGTGCAGTCAAAGTTATTTATACAAGAAAAACTAAAACAACAAAGCAATGCAAAAAAGAGTTTTATTCTACGCAATAGCGTTTCTGTTTAGTCTTAATGTATTAAGTCAATATACTTATGAAGCTAACCAAGACCTTTATCAACTACAAACAAATGCTAACAACTTTGATGGTGAGTTAGCCTACGAGGTAGTAGATGATGGAATTAGTCCTGCGATTGATCTTTCTTTTAATTTTACTTTTTATGGCAATACATTTAGCCAAGCGAGAATGGCAACAAATGGATGTCTCCATTTTGGTTCTAGTGGTAGCTATTGTAATGACTATACTCCTGACCCTATTAATGGACAGCATACTTACACCATATACCCTTTCTGGACAGACTTAATACGAGACAACGATTCTCGCATGAAGTCTTGGGGTGACTCAAGCAAGATGATTTTTGGATGGTACGATATGCGTGAGTTTAATCGTGCTTCTGACAATAGCTTTGAGATAATACTTTGGAACAATAACTCTTTTGACATACGCTATGGTGCATTAGATATTATTAATCACGATGTACTAATAGGTGAGATAGGTTCTAAAAAAGAAAATTCTTACACTTATTACTATCACGATGAATGCTCTACTGGCAGTACCAATAGTTCTACTTGTGTAAATACTGATTGGAACAACACAACCATAAACACAACTCTAGAAAATGGCGGTTCTTTATATGGATCAGGCAGTGGTAATGGTGCAGACTGTAGCAATCCACTAAATGATTCTAGTTGTTCAGGTTATGCAGATGCTTTATTAACACAACAATGTAATGTATCTCAACTTTATAGTCAGGAATGCCCTAACTATTGGTCTGCTTATGATGACCAACAATGTGATGATGACCCTCAATATGCACCTTTTTGTGCAGGCTATACAACAGAAGCATCAGTAGCCTATTTTAACGAAGATCAATTTGATTATGATTATGGGTTTACTGAAGAAGATATGTGGTATGACGAAGAATATGATGAATGGTTAGACCCCAATGACCCATGTTATGAAAATAACTGTGTAGATTTTACCGATGCTGACTGGTATGCCCTAGATGTAGAACAGTTTGGTCAAGAACAAGTTGATGATTGGTTTGGTACAGACATTCAATTTAGCGAAGATGGTTTTGTTGAGTGGGATTCAACGCCTATAACATCTTATGATGATGTAGACGTAATGATGGATGTATGGGATGCGGAGCAAGAGCAACATTATCAAGATGAAATATTATTAGAAGAATTTATATTCCAAGAAACGCTTTTAGTTGAAGATTACAGCGAACCTGAAACCTTTATAGAATTTAACTCTATAGAAGAATTAGATGACTGGTTTGAGGAAGAAACGCAAGAACGATTAGAAGAAGAAATGGCAAACCTTGATGAGCCTGAAGAAGAATTTATAGAGGAAATATTTGAAGAAGAGGCAGTAGAAGAAATATTTGAGGAAATAGAAGAAAGGCAAGAAATTTTTGAAGAAGAACTTATTGCTGAAAGAGAAGAAGAACAAGCAGAAGAAACACTCGAAGAAGTAGAAGAAGAGTTTGAGGTTGTAGAAAAGGAAAATCGCAAAGGAAAAAATAGATTAATGGTTACAGCACTTAATGTAGTCAAAGCAGGAGTACAAACAGCTACTAACAGCTATTCTAATGTTCGTACAAACAATTCTAGTTCTAGTACAACCGCTAATACTAATACAGCAAGCAACACAGCAAGCAATAGTTCACAATCAAGTGGTGGGATTAGCACAACTAGTTCCCCAAGTGCATCAGATCAATATGCAAGTGCGGCACAACAAACAAATCAAGTTTTATCTATGTCTGATACAACGGGCGGTTCTACAAGTATGAATGTGTCTATAACTCCTTTACCTACGTTTGATAATTCAGCCTCTATGGTTGTTGCTGATGTGCAAGTAAGTAATGTGCAAGGGGAAATTGATACCGCATCTTCAGGAGTTATGACCGTATCAGAAGCAGATCAAATAGCAGATAAGATTATTGCAGCAAATATTGAGGCTCAACAAGAAGTGATTGAACAAGAACAAGAAGCTACAGGTGAATATGCAGATGAATCAAAACTTATGGCACTTATGGGTTATGTGCCTGCATTTAACACTTATAAAGAAGTTACCATGCTTGATGCCACAGACTGGTACTCTAGCCAAACAATCTATTCATCTGTCACACTAAACGATAATATAAACGCTTTTTATGGACTAGCAGGTAGTAATATAAGCAAAATGAACGATATAATAAATTCACAACCACCTTTATAGGAGAATTACTATGGATTGGTTTCAAAATAAAACAACACAAATAATTGCTTTAGTCGGTATCGTAGGTACTCTTGCTGGTTTTGGGTATACAGGTGCAGAGTATGTTAACAGGTTAGAAAACTTAGAAGCTAAGATAGGCGGTATAAGTGAAGCAGAAGATGAAATGAAAATCATAGAAGAACGTTTTGCTTCTATAGAAACATCTGTACAGTTTTTAGAAAAACAAATAGATAGCGTTGAAGTGCCTGATGTGACAGAGATAAAAACTGATATAGCTACCATCAAAGCTGACTTAATAAGCCTTGATAATAACTTAAATAAACTAGAAGCTAAGTTAGATAAAAAGGACGATAATCCATTAAACGGATAATGAAAGTTTATATTACAGAGTTCAAGTTTAAAGATGATTTTTATGAAGGTCCTAATATTATTGCGGAATCTTTTGAAGATGCAGAGGTAACTGCGGAAACATACGGGGTAAATGTAGTCGGTATGCTTGACGTAATTATCACTGATAACAATGAAGATGACTATAAAAGGGTTTTACATTAGTCCTTTCTTTGATATATAATCAAATATTCAGCCATGTGCTGCAGTTTACGGGGTGAGCTATAACTCGCAAAACGTTTATAAACGCTGAGGAAACAATGGTTGGAGTTGATAAAAAGACATACAAAAAGAATAAAGGTCGTCGTTCTGACTTCGTAATTTATTCGTCTAAAGGAAAGAAAACTAAAGCTAGGAGTAGGTTCTAATGAGTCTCAATGCTTTAAAAACAGTGCCTAACTTTTCTGATCAAGAAGTTTCTGAGTTTATAGATTACAAACAAAATTTACAAGAATTCACTACTAAAGTATCTAAGTTTCAAAAAGTTTTAGATAAGTTTTCTAAAGATACAAGACAAGATAGTAACCTAGCTTCGCTAAAAGGCGAAACAGAGGGAGCAGTTACCCATGATTTTGCTGATGGTCAATACATTAGAACTATTGTTATGCCTAAGGGATTAACTTTAGTTAGTCGAATACATAATAAAAATCACCCGTTTTTTATTATGAAAGGAGAGTGTTCTATTTTTACAGAAAGAGGACTTGAACGGATAAAAGCTCCACACAACGGAATAACGTTAGCAGGAACACAACGTCTTATGTTTATTCACGAAGAATGCACTTTTATAACTATCCATAGAACTGATTGTTTAACACCCGAAGAAGTCGTAAACGAAGTAACTATTAAAAATTTATCAGAAAGTTCTTTAAAAGGGTTTGATATAAAACAAATAGATCAGTTAGTGAGTAAGTTTGAGGTGAGTTCATGAGTATGTTATGGACTGCAGCAATTACCGTAGGTGGTAATCTTCTTTCACAAAAAATAGCGTCTAATAAACAAAACGATCCTAAAGGAGCTATTGGTAGCGGCACTGCTCCTACGTTACAACCTGGAGGAGATATTCAAACTACTCCTATTGGCGGAAGCGAAGTACTAGACTTTGGTGATTTCGGAAATGAGAATATGTTAGAACCCGAAGAAATGAGCGAAGAAGAACAGTTGTTAGCTTTATTACAAGAAGCAGGTATGGGTCCTGATGGTTTAGCAAGTATGGCTTTTGGTGGACCTGTTCAGTATAAAGCTAATGGTTTTGGAATTACAAATTTATTAGATTCTGATAATTTAAAACAATTTGAAGAACTCCAAGCTATGATTGCAAAAATGTCGGGTAGACCCCCTAAACCAGAAACCCGTCCAGACTCAGGTGTTGATTTTGAATCAGGAATTATGGCTGATCTACCTCCATCAGATCTTATAGAAAATACAGACATAATAGATATGACAAAAACTGAAGCATTAGCCTCTATTGACCCTGAAATAAATCAAGAACAAACAATGATGCAACAAGTATCTAACTACGCAGGAGAAAACCCTGAAATGTTTAATGCAGGAATTGGTGCAATTACTAAAGTATTAAGTGCGGCTCTTTCTGACGTTCCTGAACGTCCTGGTAGTCAAGTCAGTACACAAACACTTCCAGGAAATTCAGCACGTAGAAGAGCAGCACAAATGAATATACAACCGATTGGTGGTTCTAAAGTTACGTTTGCTAATCAAGGAACAGCATTAAAACGACCAATGTTTATGCCTGACGGAGGACAGATGCGTGGTCCAGGGGGTCCTAAAGATGACCTTATACCTGTAATGGCAAGTAACGGTGAGTATATGCTTTCTAAAGCCGCAGTCGATGCTGCAGGTAACGGTAGCCATGCTCAAGGGTTAGCTCGTTTAGACGCGTTTAATAAAATGGGAAATAAAAGATACGGATAAAATATGGCTAAAAGAGAAGAACAAGAATATTCAACCCAAGCCCCCGCGGGTTATATAGGCGATTTTTTACAACAAGGTATTTTTCCTTATGCTCAAAGATTTTTACAAGATCAATTTAGTAATTTAGGAGAAGCCGATTCAAGTCCTTTTACTTATAGCGGTCAACGAGTTGCTAACTTTGATCCTAGAGAACAATACGCTATGGATCTTCAAGATTCTGCTATTGGTAGCTATAGACCTTATTTAGGACAACAAGCAGGGTTATTAGGTGAAGCTGCAAACGTTTCTAGAGCAGGAACAGTTAGAGGAGCTGACGAAATATCTCAAGGGTTAACAAGCGGTAGAGGGTTAACTAATCAAGCAAATATTACAGGTCAAAGATCTACAAGATCTTTTGATCCAAGAAGAACAGGTGGTTTTTATAATCCTTTTGAAGATCAAGTTGTTCAACAAACACTTACAGATTTAGATAGACAATCAGCCCAACAAGATATGGGTCTTAGAGACCAAGCTGTTTCACAAGGAGCCTTCGGTGGTTCAAGAGGACGTATAGCTCAAGGTGAATTAGCTAGGCAACAAGAACGTGGAGTAGCAGAAGCTATTGCAGGTATACGTTCAGGTGGTTATCAAGACGCAGCAAATAGAGCACAACAAGCATTTGAATCACAACAAAATAGACAAGCAGGATTTGCAGGATTACAAGGACAATTAGGGCAAGGAATGTTTGGTATGGGGTTACAAGGCGGTCAAGGGTTAGCAGGGTTAGGTTCTCAGTTTTCACAAGGGTTTGGTCAACTTGGTCAACAATACGGTAGTATGGCTCCAGCATTACAAGGCTTACAACAAAACGATATTCAATCAATGATGGGTATGGGTGGTTTAAATAGAGGACGAAATCAATCTCTTATGGATCTCAATTACCAAAACTTTACGGGTCAATACAATTTACCGATGCAAACGTTACAGAATGTTGGATCTATTGCCTCGGCTCTTGGACCGTTGGCGGGTGGTTACGGTTATGCTGGTGGTGATATGCCAACTAATTCAAATTATTTCCCAAACACAGGGAATATTCCTAATCCGTATCTTCCTCCTATAGATAACAATGCACCTCCTGGAACTTATCCTCCTGGAACTACACCTCCTGGAACTACACCTCCTGGAACTACACCTCCTGGTGGCGGTGGTGGAGCAGGTGGCGGTGGTGGAGCAGGTGGCGGTGGTGGAACTGCTCCCATAGATCCAACAGCTCCTATTCAACAATTTGCTAGTGGTGGCGGAATCGGTCTTCCAGGACTTTATAACAGGTATAGAAGATAATGGCATCGCCTTTTACAGCATTCCCTACTTTTGGTGGACCTGAACAAGGGGGAGGGATAACCAGTATTAAGATGAACCCTGCTCAAGTCAGGTTTCCTACGGCTAGACGTCCTGCACCTCAAAGACGTTCACTAGAGCCGACTAATAAAGAAAAGTTTGCACCGTTAGCTCCTTTTGTTGTTGGAGGTATTATGGATATGTTTAAAGGTAAACCTGAAACATTGTCCGATGACCAATATTTACAAAGTATTGGAGCAGACGCTACAGATATTAGTCAAACAGAACAAGCCTCTTTAGATGCTTATAAATTATATGGACCACGAGCAGAAGCTAATACGTTCGGAATGGATGAAATAGCTAATATCGTAGCCGCAGGGCTTTCTGGAAGAGGTGCTAAAGATTACGCAAGTACTTATATGGCTATGCGTAAAGCCGATGCTACTGTAGACGCTCAAACAGAAACAGCACGATCAGCTTTTATTAAAAATCAATTAGATAATGGAACTGCTGCATTTTTAAACTTACAAGATTCAGAATCTGCTAAAGTAGGTATTGTTGATATTCGTCCAGGATTTGTAAAAAGCAAAGGACCACAAGCAGGTGTTGCTTTTATTAATGATCCTGAACACCCTGATGCAGATGCGAATGGTTTTAGACCTGCAGGACCTAATTGGGTTGATCCTTCTAAATTAGATTCAGGTAAAGGCAGTGCTGTAGATATATTTAAAAATCCTAATTATACAGAAATAAGAGAAACTAATAAAAAACTAACAGCTAGAGATCAAGCAGTTGCTAGTATGTTAAACGTATCTAATTCAACAATAGCAATGTTACAAGAAGGTATAAAAGACCCTACTAAAGCAGGTACAACCACTGTTTCTGCTTTAACGAATATAGCAAATAGTGCATTAATTAACTTCGATGTAATAGCTACAGCCGCAGGAGGTGACGCAGGTATCGAAGGTTATTTTAGCAATAATAATAACGGTGGAACACTTCCAGGAACAGGAAGTAACGCTTTAAAATTATACAACGCTATTAAATCAGGTGATGAAGATCAAATTAATCAAGCCACTGCTGATTTCGAAAACGCAACAGGTACTGATTTAAGACAAATATTAGGTGAAGCGTCTTATGCTAATGTAGCAACTCGTGCAAACTTTTTACAATTAGCTTATATGGCTGCTGCGGCAAACGGTCAAACAGGTCGAACTTTATCTGATAAAGATTTAGCATACCATTTACAAATCGTGGGGTTTGGTAGTACACAAGACCCAAAAGTATTAAACGATAATTTATTACGTTTTGGAGATCAATTAGTGCGAGGATTAGATGCTGAAACAGGGGTAGCATTACCAATTAACGGTATGTCTAGATACGATATGTTAGATCCTCAATTTCAATCAGTTGTTCAAATGTATTACACACCTATGGTTAAACCTGATGCAGAGGGTATAGATACTCCTCAGTGGCTAGATTATGGTACTTATACATATAAACCTTTTTATCAAAGATATGGGGATTATGAGGTCGTCCAAGAATGGCAACAACATAAAGGAATTTATTTTGATAGAAAAAATCAAAAAACAGCCGTCCGTCCTGGAGATCCAATCGATCCTAATAAAGAATATAGTTTCGAATTACAAACAATAAGAGACTTAACTCAATAAGGTATGGAGGTTACTCAAGCACAATACGACGCTTTTATCGCTCAACGTGATGAAGCCGCTAAAGTCTTAGGAACTCAAACCTTAACAAACAACCCAAACGTAACTTACGGACAAATACTTTCTCCTCAAGAATTGGGATCAGCAGCTATTATCTTCAGTCCTGAACTTAATGCAGGTGCGACAGAAATATTTGATGCAGATACATTAAATAAAATTCAAACTTCTGTTGATTTCGAAAACCGAGTAAAACCATACAATAAAGCTCCGATCGAATACGATATGTATGAACGTCATCCTGAATATATGAAACAAGTTGATTATTTTAATTCAGGTGAGGGTCAACAACGTAGTCAAGAAGTTTTTGCACAGGGTAACTATCCTGATGACTATAGACCTTTTGAACCTCAAGCCCCTTTCGGTATTGAAAAAGCTAAAAAGATTGCTGCATTAGGATTCGAACCAAGCAGTGAATTAACGTTTGATAACTTCGGTGATCAAGCAGGATTTAGGAGTAAAATTGGATTAGCTCCACGTAATTTAACAAAAGAAGATATTAAATATATTGGTGATCAATACGGATTAGACGGAACTTATCGATATATAAATCCTAGTGATCCTTCGTTAGGATTAGTTTTTAAAGCTAAAGGTTCAGAAGAAGAACAATTAATAAACACTCCTTATGTTACTGCAGAAGATACATACAAATTTTTAATAAATGAAGTTCCTGCAATCGCAGGAGATATTGCTCTTACAGTTTATGGAGCTAAAAAGTTTGAACCTTTATTAAAAGGCGGTGCTAATGTTGCTCCTGGTTTATTCAGACGATCAGGTCAAGTTTTAGGTATTTCAGGTTTATCAGCAGCAGGTGCGGCAGGTGGAGATTTTTTAAGATTAAGTGCAGGATTAGTAGCAGGAGCTCACGATAGAGATTTTATGGATATTTTAAAAGAATCAGGAATGATTGGTTCTTTAGCTTTTGCAGGAACTGCTACGATAGGTATAGCTACAAACATTATTCCTAAAATGTGGAGAAATATTACAGGAAAAGATGTTCCACCTGAGTTCTTCGAAAAAATAGATGATTTAATGCGACAAGCGAGGGCTTCAGAAGGAGGAGCTAATCCAACTAAGGCTAAACTAGTAACTTCTTCTGACGGTGTTTTATATGGCAATATGGGTTCTGTTAAAGAAATTCAAGACGCTATTGTTTTATTAGCAGAACGTACAGGAAAAGAATTTAACCAATACAATCCGACATTGGCTTCGGCTACAGGTCGATTAGAAGCAGCCGATTTAGAAATGGTTTTTCTAAAAAACGCAGACGATCCAGAACTAGCTGCTTTATACCAACAAATTAAGAATGGAAATCAAGAAGTTATAGATCGTTTCCTTCAAGCATTAAACGATGAAGTTGGACCTAATTTAGCAACTTCTGGTGCTACAGGTGCAACAACAAGTCAAGGTATACGTAATTTAGTAGAACAAGATGTTTTAGCTTTTGAAGAAAATTCAAGAGCTGCTGTTACTAATATGCGTAATAATTTAATCGGTGCTGAAGATCCTGCAATAGCGGGTCAAACTTTATTAAAACAAGTTGAAGACGCAAAAGCAGGAGACTCAATGTTTCCTAGAACTCGTACTCGTTTAAATGAGATAAGGGAAAATTATATTAAACCTTTTAATCAAGCTTGGTCGGATGCTTTAAACAACCCTCAGTACGCTGATTTAACAACAGGTGCTGGTTATACAAGAACTCCAGCAACAACTTGGTCTAAAGCAACTAAAAAAGAGTCAGATCAATTATTACGTAGTTTAGATTCTAAGGAATCAAAAGATATTTTAATGCAGATGTTGGGTACAGAAGGTGGAGCAGTTTTAAAAAGATTACAGGGGTTAGGTAAAGAAGGTTTTGAAAATCCTAATTTTACATTACAAGAACTAAATAATGCTCGTGTAGTATTAAATGATTTCGCTAGTAACAATCCTAATTTAAAAGGAGCTGTTCAATACGCTCGAAATTTAGAAAGAGGAATAGAAAAACAAATAAATTCTTTAGTCGATGAAGGAGCTAAAGCTCAAATGGAAGCTCAAGGAATTAAAGTAACTAAAAAATCTTTACGTGAGTATAAACAAAACACAGGCTACGGAGAAGATTTAAAAGGAGCTTGGGCGAATCAAAAAGAAGCGATTCAGTTAAGTAATACAGAAATATTTAGAAGTTTAAATCAACAACAACCTGAAAAAGTTGTAGATTTTTTATTAGGTTCAAGTACTTCAGGCAGTAACGTTAATACTCGAGTTAGTCAACTAATGAAAGTTTTACGTGCAGAAGGGTCTGACGAAGTGTTAGATATACAAAAAGGTATTGCTACTTATGTTCAACGTAATATTTTAGATCAAGCAGATAAAACACCTTTACAAATCGCTAAAGATTATCGTGAGTTTATGAAATTACATAGAGGTACGTTAAAAGAAATATTTGGTGATAATTATAAAATGTTTGATTTTAATCCTAAACAATTCCAAAACAATATAATTAAACAATTAGAGCAAACTGAAAATACTATCGCTAAAATGAGAGCTCGGTTTGGTAGTGCTACTAACCCTAACCCAAGTGCTGCTAATGTTGTAGAGTTGTTATTAGAGACAGGTAAGACACAAAAACTTTCAGGACAAGTACTAGAAGACCAAAGATATTTAATGAGTCTTATAAAAAACAATCCTGAATTAAAAGAACAAATTGCAGCGGTAACTAAACGTTATATAAACCAATCAATTCTTAAACCTAAACAAGGTATTGCAGGTGGAGTCGAAGTGGACCCCGCAGCTTTAAATAGATTACTTACCGAAGGGTTTGGACCTCCTGATGTTACTGGACCTGTATTAACGTTTGATAATTTTATTACACCGTTATTAGGTAAAGAAGGTAAAGAATATATCAAATTATTTAAAACATTTAATAATTTAGTCCAAAGAGAAATAGGACCTGCTACGTCATCAGCAGCAGAACAATCTATTTTAAGAGAAGCACCTGCTACTAAAATCGAATACATTAAAAAGTTTATTATTCCACCTCTTACCCAGTTTGGTAGACGAGTTAACGCGGCAGAAAAAAGAATAAACGAAGGCAGTAAACGTTTTATTGGTGAAATGTTATTAGACCCTGATTTATTTAGAATGACTTTAAATTACGCAGAAGGTCGAGTAAAAGCACAAAACTTTATAAGATTTTTAACTTCATACGGAACAGTCGCTACACAAGATTTAGCTAATGATTTAGATGATTACGATATAGAAACAAAAACACAACCTAAACGTAAAGTTTCAACACCACTAACGGATGAAATTGTAGATACCGCAGCAGGAGCATTTCAATAATGGCTAGATTTAATAACAATATGTTCCAAGACGAATTCGCATACGAAGATTTTGATAGAACAGGTATTATGGATCCTGGAATGGCTGACGTTATAGAAATGCGTAAGGAAGCGAATGAAGCTCGTCAAGGAGCTACTGATCAATATACTGCAGACGTTGCTGATTTTAAAAACACTCAAGCAACCGAAGCTGAACAAGGGATAGCGTCGTTACCTAACGCACCCTCTATGCCAACAGTAGGGACGCCTTACACAAGAGGACACACGGGGCTTGGTGGCAAAGTACCCTTTGTTCCTACTGAACCACCCCCAACTGCGTATAGTGGAGGATTTTTAAATGTAATAAATCCTGATGCAACAGGCGTGGCTATGTACACCAACGATCCTCGTAGACAATATTATCTTCAAGGTCAATACGACGAGTATTTAAGTTTATTTGATAAATTGCAGCAAAGAGGTGCAGATTATGGCAGAATTGCTCAACCATCTCCTGAACAATT